AGTTGAATCGCTAACTGTTTTGCACCATAAAGGTCACAAGCTTCAGTCTTCTTTATTTCAACTCTCTTATTGTTATAGAAAGCAATCCATCCTGCAAACGTTTCGTTATTCATTACTTCACCTCCACATTGTCGACCCAAGCAACATCACGCTCAAGGTTGTTCATTCGGTAGTTCAGGGCAGCAACAAGACTGTCGAACTTCATATCATTGATCAACTGATCGTTGACAACATTGCGTAGAACATAGTAGTAGTCAGGTTTTGCGTTCATCATAATAACTTCTCTCTCTGTCTAATGAGGTACTATTATAACATATATGAAGATATTGTCAATGGCTTCATTAGACTATTTGGTTATAAACTCGATGGTGTTATGCTATTTTGTTCTATTAATATTGTTGACATTTGTTTCTAAAAGAAGTATAATAGCTGTACAAATTGAGTTGAGAGAGAATTATTATGATTGAAGTTGGTGATGTTGTCTATTGTAACTGGGGTGCGATGCATCCGACCGAAGAACTTGCTGTTCTCAAGATCGACGGTGATCGTATGTGGTGTGAAGGTGGGTTTACTATGTTACTTGCCGACTTGCGTGATATGAATGAGAACTACCGCAGTCCTATCGGTGTCTACAAAATAGATACTAACAATGTATATGCTTGAGGAATCATAATGTACGTAATGAATCTTGAATGGATTGACAGCTTAGGTGAGAGACACATTGTGTGGAACGTGGCCAATCCCGAAAAAATGAAGCGTGACCTCATTGCCCTCAATGTTCCGGAAGAGAACATCGAAATATACGAGAAAGATGTTTCTTAATTTAATATTCTAATGGAGAATAAAATATGTCTATGACGATAGAGCTAGATAGTGACCAGACCGATGAGATAATTCGAACGGAAATGCGATTTATGATTGAATGTTTCGAACGCGACTTGGAAGAACGTAGGCAGGGTAAGGGTATGGGTATCTTTGACTCAGACCCTGAACAGGATGTTATGTACATCATCAAACAGATAGAAGCATTCAAGTTGGTGTTGGATTGGTGTGGTGGTGACGTACACCCCGAATAAATTTCATTTATTTTTGAAATAAGTATTGACAAGTAATGGAAACATGTGTTATACTAGCGGTATAAATTAAATTGTTAACTAAAAGAGAGAACTTTATTATGAACAATCCTATCCTTCAAATCGAAACTTCTGCTACTGTTGGTAAATGCCCTTGGGGTATCGGTACCGAGGTATCCAACGACCTAACTCCTATCCAGATGATGCAGAAAGCAGGCGTCGACTGGACAGTTGAGAAAATCCCTTCATTCGTACACCATAACGGTGAGCAAATTGCCACTGGTATGGAGGCACTCGTCCGCTCTACTGACTCTAAAGTACTGACTCAAGTCGGTGGTAACTGGAATCCAGTTCAAAACGAACAGGCATTCGAATTCTTCAATGATTACTGCTCTGCCGGTGATATGGAAATGAGTTCTGCGGGTTCTTTGAAAGATGGTAAGATGGTCTACGCATTGGCCAAGGTCAAAGAGTCGTTCGATATCCTTGGTGGTGACCAAGTTGATTCCTACCTTCTATTCTCTAACCCACATGAGTACGGTAAGTCAATTGACATTCGATTCACTCCGGTTCGAGTAACCTGTATGAACAGTCTTGCTCTTGCTCTAAATCGTACTTCGGTAAACTCAACCAAGATTAATCACCGTAAGGCATTCGATGCTGAACAGGTTAAAGTCACTATGGGTCTTGCCCACGAGAAGTTTGACCAATACAAAGTAATGGCAGAGTTGTTATCAAAACGACAGTTCACTGCTGCTACTCTGATTCAGTACTATAACTCTCTATTCCCTTCACAGTCTCCTGCTGCTGAAGTTAAGACTTACAATGACCTTGCTCCAAATGCGAAGAAGGCGTTTGAGTTGTTAGAAACCCAGCCAGGCGCTGAGTACGGTCGTGGTTCATGGTGGCAGGCATTCAACTCTGTTACCTACTTAACTGACCACCAGTTGGGTCGTACTGCCGATGGTCGAATGACTTCTGCGTGGTTCGGTGCTAACCAAGTCAAGAAAAAGAGAGCTGCTGAACTTGCTGTTGAAATGGCGGCGGCATAATGAACTTGATACGCAATGCAATTCAAACTCCCGATGGTACGATTCTCGAATCGTATCACCGGCATGACCATAAAACTCATATCGACGCAAACGGTAAAGAATATATGATTGATGGTGGATTATCTTATATCCGAACTTCGGTACACGACGATCAGTTATCTTTGGCACTCTACGATGATGAAGCCCATGAAGTACAACGAAATTTAATTAAGTGGGGTTCTTATGGTATCAATGGCGATCAACCCATACACTTCGAAACTGTCGCAAAAATGGATACTGATCATATTAAAAACGTATTGGAACACTGTAAAAATGTTGCACCGGCGATTCGTCAGTGTATGGCTGAAGAACTCCGCCGTCGACTTTCGGAGAACAAATAATGAATGGTTTTAGAAAATTACAAAAGAGATTGTCCGAAGAAGGTTGGTATGTGGGATGGAACTTGCCCTGCTGTCAGAGTTGTGCATGGGCGGAACTTCCTGATGAGTTTGAGGACGGCACTGAAATCGACTTTCACAAAGTGTTGTTCAATCACAGTCAAGATTGTGAAGTAGATCATGACTATGAAGACTGTGAAGAATGCCAAGGAGAGGGTTGCGATACCTGTGAGGGCGAAGGATGTATCATGACACTTCTCGAAGAAGGCCAGTTTGATGAGAGTGTGTCTGGTTTTATCTGTCACACACCTGAGCAACAAGACGACAGCACGTTCTGCTTTTCTGGTAGTAAGGAAGGCGTAAAGAATCTAAAAGCAATCATTCCCATTATTGAGGAGTGTGGTTGCACAATAAACTGGAATAAGAAAGGCGACAGTCGTCCAACTATTAGTTGGGCACAGAAATGAAAATATTTTTCGTAGACGCTTGGGACATCGATGCTGATCGGTTATCTCAACGATTTGTTCTTCGGAGTCCGAGTTTTGAAGAAGCTCGAAAGAAGGCACTTGAATGTTCTTCTTATGAAATTGACTATTTGGTACGTGGGGAAGTCCAATCGTTCATTGCCAACCACTTCCCTAACCTAGAGGATATTAATGATGTTTGATGTATTATGTTTTGTGTTATCCGCAGCGCTTATAATTTTATCTGGGTGGGGAGTTATAATATCCAACGAAATTATAGAGGAACGTAGAGAAAATCGCCGCAACGGTACACACGATTACTACGGTAATAAAATTGATGATGGGGACGACCGATGAATATTGAGCTCGATCAGTTTGTCGATCAAATTGTGGTGGATTCACTCAGTCAGTGGTTGGACTGGGTTCGCGAAGAGTTGTCGAGTTACGATACAGTGGTGTCTAAAAATGTCGATGAGACCGAACACGAAAAGGAGGAACTGCGCAAGGACATTTACGCACTCGAACGCGTTCTATCTTATTACCGCCCACGGGCGGCATAAGATGCCGACATACAGTTATAAATGCAAGGAATGTGAACACCAATTCGACGTATGGCAAAGTATGTCGGACGATAAATTGACCGACTGTCCGGAGTGTGCGAAGAAATCTCTTGAGAAGGTAATTACAGCGACCGGTGGATTCCATCTAAAAGGTAATGGTTGGTTTAACACTGGAGGATATTGATTATGGCGTACGCGAGAAAAACCTGTTATACTTGTGGTATGAGCAAACCAAGTAATTACATGCAACAACGTGTAATGAAAACAAGTACTGGTCAAAGTCAAGATGAATTGACTTTCGGAACTTGGTTTGGTCTTTGGTTCGGAATTAAAGTCTCTAGAACGAGAATCAAACGAAGATTTTTCGCGAACAATCGCCGTGGCTATAAACGCAAATCTCCTCGATGGGTATGTTCTGACAACCAATGTAACACCACTATTAATGGGGAATATCTAGGTAATAGTAATGGGGTTTCTGGAGAAGGATTCTTCGGTCGAATCGTCGATTCTGTTCTTGGATTCTTCAAACAGTCCTTCCTTGTAATTAGTTCTTTCATAATTGCTATGGCCATTTGGATTGTCTTCGGGTACTTCTTTATATTTGCACTATCTTTAACTTGAGTATTGATTATGAATAACGATTACTATCCCGACAATTGGGTCGTTTTGAAAATAGAGAAGGGCCATACTCCCACAATATATAAAGTACTAGCCGGATGGAGTGGTGGATATACCACCGCCGACAGTTGGCGAATGAACTCGGGAATTGTCAGGTCAGAAAGGAAAGGCGATTACTGGCAATTTTATGGACGTTCCGGAAGTTGTTATGTATGTCACAAAACTCAGTATCAACTCAGAATGAACAGTGCTGGCATATATAATGAACTGAAAAAACAGTTCGGGGATATGGTAGAGATCCTGCCTGAAGATACAGATTGGGAGAGTTTAGTATGAAAGTATTTATAGGTGGTTTTCCAAAACATCGCTGGTATCATAACTGGTTGTTCGAGAAGTTTGGCTATGAGAATAAACAAAAGGTCTACGTCAAGATTGATAAATATGATACGTGGAATATGGATACTACTCTAGCACATATAGTTATTCCAATGCTCAAGCAGTTACGAGACGAGAAAAATGGAAACCCGATCGTAGATATGGAAGACCGCCCTGACCATTTGATTGGAACTATTCCGAAAGTTTACAATGTTGACGAGTTTCACCTTGAAGCATGGGACTGGGTACTTGGAGAAATGATCTTTGCATTTGAATCAAAACATGATAACTGGGAAGAACAGTTTCAATCTGGTGAGCACGATATTGACTGGACACCAAGAGAAGATGGTATGACCGAGTTGGTCAATGGCCCGAACCACACATTTGAAGTGGATCTAGAAGGCTTGGAGGCTTATCAAAAACGCATTAATAACGGCTTTCGATTATTCGGAAAGTACTACGAAGGATTATGGGACTAAGGTATGAGTAAGAGTAAGTTAGTTATAAGTTTCGATGACGGCATAACAAAGGTCATTCATGAACATGATGGTGAGGGGACTTGGAATGAACACATGCAAGCAATGATCAATTTTCTTCGTGGTCTAGGGTACGACATTCCCAAAGCGGAAGACAGGGTATGAATGGATGTAATATATCAAAAGTAGTCATTGACGTTGAAGCAGCAAAGACGGAGGCTTCCATTCGACAGAAATTGATTGAAATGGGATGGACACCTCCTCTAAATGATGTGACTCGTGTTGAGGTTATTGATCATACTGGACGTGCTTATACTCATTACCTGAAACCCGGCACAGAGGCGTCCATCAATATGCAAGATGATAATAGAACAATGAAGATCTTTATCCAATGATGAAGACCGTTCTATTATTAATAATTTGCACGATAGTCTGGACAGTCGCAACTATTAAGATAGAAAATGAATATATAATAGTATTGGCAGAAAAAGATGCTGCTTTTAATAAACAGAGAAATCTGGTCTACCAATATGAATCTGTTTTCCGTAGATTAGTACTAGATTGTCAAGACGGTCGAAACCTAATCATACAGAAGAAAATATATAAATGTTATTTGCTCAGTAAGGTATAAATTATGGCACATATTACCCGTAAGGAAGTATTCGAAATATTTGCGGAATACAACAAAGCTACTGACCGTGATGGTCGACTAAATGTTTTGAAAAAGTATTCCGACCATATTGCTTTCTTAGATGTCCTACGCGGAACATTTGACGACTCCCTTGTCTTTAATCTGCCGGAAGGCAAACCCCCATACACAGAATCTTTACCGGAATCGGTACCTTCAACTTTGTTGAAAAAACATCGAGAGTTTGGGATATTCGTCAAAGGCACTAAAGGCGATCAACTACCCGCGTTTAAACGCGAAAACAAATTTATCCAACTTCTCGAATCGGTTCATCCCGAAGATGCGAAGTGTGTGTTAAAAATGGTGGCTAAAGAACCACCTTGTCGTTACTTAACTAAAAAACTAGTACAGGAGGCATTTCCAAATCTAATCAAATCATGATCTACAACTTAAACTAACTAAGGAATAATCATATGTCAAATTTAGAGAAGCAGTTGTGTGCCGCAGTGCGGCGAAGAAATTCATTATCAGAGCGGACGAGTTACCGAGGGGTACCAACCATCCAGAGTTATTTAACTTACTGATAAGGAGGTGATGCATCTCTTCAAGAACGTATGAGTGAGATTCTTGTCGTATTGATTGATTAAAATATAGGATGATTGTATAATGCCACAGTATGATTTTAAAAACACCGAAACTGGGGAGACACAATGCGTGTTTCTCCAGATTTCACAATATGATGATTGGCGAAAAGACAATCCACTTTGGGAACGTTACTACCCCATAGGTTCAGCGCCTAGTCTAGTATCCGGCACCAAGTCCGCTCTGAGAATTGCGGGTTCTGGTTGGCAGGAACATCTAAACACTATCAAAAAGAAGTCCGGTAAGGGCAACACCATCAATACTTAATAATGGAAATATAATGTTACTTAATGAATTAATTGAAAAGACCATAGACTGGCATCACGCCCGTAACTTAATTGACGGAGCGAATGACAAAGACCAATATATGAAACTCATACAAGAATGCGGTGAGTTATCCGACAGTATCTGCAAACAACAAGATATCAAAGACGACATCGGCGACATTATGGTTGTGTTGATTAATATTGCCGAGAGAAATGGAGTTACCCTTGAAGAATGTTTGGCCGTGGCGTATGATGATATCAAAGACCGTAAAGGAAAAATGGTCGATGGTGTCTTCATTAAGGAAGAGAAGTAAACCGATGAACCGTGAATCCGTATTCCAACAACTAAAAATTGATGAAGGAGTCGTCTATGAAGTCTATCTCGATCACCTCAACTACCCTACGTTCGGCGTGGGTCACCTTATCAAGGAAAGTGACGGCGAGTTCGGCTATAAGGTCGGAACAAAAATATCCCCCGAGAGAGTTGCAGAAGCATTCGACCAAGACCTCGACATCGCAATCTCCGAATGTGTTGTACTATACGGAGAACGGTTTGATTGTCTACCAGACGAAGTCCAACAAATCTTGGTTAATATGATGTTTAACCTAGGTAGACCAAGACTAAGTAAGTTCAAGAAGATGAATGAAGCAATTGAACGAGGTGACTGGAAAGAAGCTGCAAAGGAAGGTAGAGATTCGCGTTGGTATGATCAGGTCGGATTTAGAGCCCAACGATTAATGAAAAGGTTAGAAAATGTCTAAGAACGCTATATTTCAGTACATGATTGTAAGTGATGCCGTGGATTCACGGGGCCCTATTAAGGGGTATGATGGAACACGTTCCTCGTTATATAAAGAAATCGCAAGTATCTCTCGTCAGTCCTTCGAACAGTATGCCAACTTTATTGGTGCAGATCATATCTACTCTGATGAACGTGTGACTACCAAGGGTCACGGTTGTTCTACCTCAATATTGCATGAATGTGCACGTATCTGGTTAGACCCCATCTTCGATCAATACGAAGACGTTTTATTCGTGGATACTGATATCATCGTCAATACCACCGAGAACATTTTTGACCACACTCAGAGTGGCGCTGACGTGTATGGGGTTCTAGAATCCGATTTCGTAACCGCTACCGGTGGTGGATACAACTCATGGGATTTTAATTCAGAGACATACATGAACTTCTGTCGAAAGTTTGAGATGCACGACTGTCCTATCGTCCCCGTGATGCCACCTAATCGTCCGTCTAAGATACTTATCATGAATACGGGCGTAGTCATATGGACTAAACAGGCACGTCTCAAAGCGCGAGAAATGTTTGACAAATGGGAAGATTGGTGTTATACTGGAGACTTCCACATGTCAATCATGAATGACCAACCGTACATCTCAGCGCAGTTCATGAAACACGAATTCGATGTTGAGACTATTGATACGACTTGGAACGACAGTCCACACTACAAGACCGAAGAAGAGTTCTTCGCGAAGGCCAAGTTCTGTCACTATACCGGTGGTGAATGGAAGGTTGACATGTTACGACATTGGAACGACCAACGATATAAAGTCAAAATGTGGGAGAGGTCATTAGTACCATGATTGATGCTGACGACGTATTTAGAATATTGGACGAAGAACATCAGAAGTGTTTGACATCTATACAGGAACTCTCTGGTGGAAACGGAAACCTCTATGTTCTGGCTCAAAATATAGCATTGTTACAGAGTCTACGTAAAAGAATAGAAGAACTTATTTAAGTTATTTTAGAAATAAGTGTTGACAAACCCTCTCAATTGTATTATAATACCTAGGTATTTTGACGATTGAGAGGGTTTTTTTATGGAGTATGATGATTCGAGAGTTCACGAGGCTGTCAGTTGGCATATCTATTGTCAGGACAATCCTGATTGGTGTAATCTCAAACGAGAGTTAGGGGATATGGGGTATACTGAAGATGAAATCTTCGAGATACTACTGAATGTACGTGAAGGAGTTTTGTGAAGTGAAAGATAAAGTAATATTAGTAGATTGTGATGGCGTTATTCTCGACTGGGTATATGCCTTTGAGCAATGGATGAAAAGACATGAGTATTTGCCATTGGTAGATGCCCCTTCGTGTTATGCTATGGATGTGGCCTATGGTTTAGAAAGAAAGGAGATGAAGAAACTGATTCGTATGTTTAACGAGTCTGCCTCTATCCGAAAGATTCCTCCTCTTCGTGATGCGATCAAGTATATCAAGAAGTTACATGAGGAACACGGTTATGTGTTCCATGCGATAACAAGTCTGAGCGACGATCAGTATGCTCAACATCTACGCACCAAAAACCTAATCGAGTTATTTGGCCCAACTGTCTTTGAGAAGTACGTCTATCTCGACACTGGAGCTGATAAGGACGACGCATTAGAACCTTATCGCGGCACTGGATGTTATTGGGTAGAAGACAAACCAGAGAATGCCCTTGTCGGTAAGAATCTTGGACTCAACGCCTACTTGATGGCTTGGGAATATAACGCGCACGAATACAATGTGCCTCGCGTCGTCAACTGGAAACAAATGTATGAGAAGATAGTCGGTGTATAAATAATCGTTTAATAGTATTCAAGGGTGAATGATGAGAAAGTATGTAGGGTTTAGTGAGCACTATCACGACAGTGGTTTTGCGATCATTGATGAGTCAGGTAAGGTAGATTTCGCTACTCACGGCGAACGATATTCTAAGAAGAAGAATGATCCTCTTATCCCCGATGAACTCTGGGATATGGTATCAGATGAAGACCATGTATCATTCTATGAAGACCATACGGTTAAGTTCGATATGCGCGGAGGGACTGGAGTAAAAGGAAGCACCGATCATTTAGCTAAACGACCGGAAACCGCAGAAGAAACATTCAGTCGTATGATTATTCCCGATAGTCTGACGTACGATGTCAACCATATGCACCATGAGTCACATTGTGCGGCTGCATTCTACACGCGTCCGTGGGACGACAAACATGATACAGTCCTTGTGTCAATCGACGGTGTCGGTGAGTTACAGTGTGCTACCATCATGGATAGCAACTTTAATCTCATCAAAGAATGGCAATACCCTAAGTCCGTTGGTCTCGTCTACACGACAGTTACCAAGTTCCTTGGACTACGTCCACTCGAAGATGAGTACGTGGTCATGGGCCTGTCGGCCTATCACAACACCTCGGCCGAGTCGAAAGCAATTACCGACTGGTTGATTGCATGGTGGGAGGACTTATCAGACTTAGCACCGGAATTGCACTATGGTATCGCAGTCGGTGATGCGGAGAATTCCCAACGAGAAAAAGACCGGCGTCAATTCCGTGAAGAGTTACGTGCGAAGGTGAAAGCAGTAGAAGACAAAGTTGCCGCACGTGCGGTACAAGACTTCGCAGATTATGCGATTATGCAGATTATGACCGAAGCTGCTAAGTATGGTAAGAAATTATGTTACTCTGGGGGTTGTGCGCAGAATGTTGTAATCAACTCACGTCTATTTGAATTGTTCGATGAAGTCCACATTGCATGTTCGCCAACAGATGCTGGTTCTGGTCTGGGTACTGCTGCGATGTCTTGGGCAAAAGCAACCGGTAAAGATAAACTAATATGGAGTCCATATAGTGGATATGATATACAACGACCTATTAACCCGACTGAAGTTGTCGACCATCTTCTTAGTCACAAGTACTGCGGAATCGCTAATGGCCGTGCTGAGTTTGGCCCTCGTGCACTTGGTAATCGCTCTTTAATCGCGGACGTACGATTCGATATACAGGACACTGTCAACACGATTAAACGTCGACAGAAATATCGTCCATTCGCACCAGCTATCCTAGAAGAGTTCGCAGATGAATACTTCGAAGGGCCTATGAACGAGTATATGCAGTTTACGTCAATTGCGAAACACGACTATGCGCCTGTCACTCACGTAGATGGCACCGCTCGTGTCCAAATTGTCAAAAAAGATTGTGAGTCGGTATTCCGTAAAGTTATTGAAGAATATTATGAAAGAACTGGAGTACCAATGTTACTAAATACATCATTGAACATTCGTGGCCGTCCTATGGTCAACGATGAACATGACGCAGAGTTATGGGAACAGAAATATAACGTTAGAGTATTCTAATGACCGAAAATGTACAACTGATAAAGAAGAAGATTGAACTAGAAGTTGAATTCGATACCACCGAGAAACCGGTGGTGGCAAACCAGTTTCAACGATGGTTAGATCTCGCCGAGGTCTTAGATGCATATCGTCTATTTCCTCGGGCCTTTATTAGCGTGTACATGTATCTATTGATACAGACCGTGGATTGGTTTATGACTATACCCGACCCAAACGCATCTCAGGCTGGATTGATATCGGTGGTTGTGGGTGCAGGCGCGGCATGGTTCGGTCTATACACTTCTACTGGGTCTGGACGTAGCAGTAAAAAATCATCTACTGGACAGTAAATGAAACCTTCTGAATTGGTAACTTGGCGAGGAACGCCTGGCGTCGGTGACTTTATGTGGGCACTGAATTCGTGTCACAGATATGCAGCCGACTATAACATAAGAAAGATAAACTTAGAGTTTCATTGGGAACATGATGAAGACTACTTACATCATTTCGAAGACCCCGAAACAATTATCGAGAGACTGAACTATATTCACAGTTTCTATCATCAAAAGGAACGTGTAGAAGTTCATCACGTGTTCAATGCTCAGGGTCGATACCGAGACTGGAAGTTTGACGATGATGTTATTTTGGAAAAGAATGGAGAACGTAGAATCGCTGCAATCCAAAGAGACAAAGCGAGATTTTGGTTCCAGTCTGGGGCGTATACTGATGAGAGCGGTGGCACAGTTCCCAATAGTGATTGGATCATGCGCAAGGATGCAATGCGGGAAATCGTACCAAATCGTTTAGTGTTTTGGAGACCGACTTGGAATGCGGAACAACCGCGTACTTGGAAACGTCTCTTCACGCAATCTGATTGGGATATAGCTATTCAATTGTTGAAGGATCGAGGATTCGACTGTCACGAGATATCCTATAGAACGCCCGTATCCGAAGCGGTCTATCTAATATCTACGTCTAGATTGGTATTGTGTTACGATGGTATTTGGCATTATTTGGCGAAGAACTTCGCAAGACCTCTCGCTGTAGTTAGTTCGGAGGGAGTCACTAGATACCATACTCCTAATGCACTACGATTACATTCTCAACACGAATACAAAGATAAAAATGTTTGGTGGTGGTTGGAGAATGTCGAAATTCTTCTGGGACACACCAAACAAAAAGCAGTTAAATATGAAAGGGGATTTGAAGAATATTATGGAAATGACTAGAGAAACATTCAGGATTGATAGGGCAGTAATTGAAGTAGCCGGCGGTTGTAACTATTCATGCTCAATGTGTCCACAAGATTTACGTGAAGGTGGACGACATAAAGGGTTCCGCCGCATCATGAAACTCGATGAGTTCGAGAAGTATGTCGCAGACTGCGCACAGTATGGACTGAACGTGGTCAACCTAGACGGTTCCGGTGAAGCCACGATGGCGAAGAACCTTCCCGAATATATTAAGGTAGTGAAGAAGTACGGCGCTAAGGCATTCATCTTCTCTAACGGATTTAAGATGGAAGGTCAGTACATGCGCGACTGCGTCGACGCTGGTCTGGACTTCTATCGATTCTCTTTCATCGGTGCAGATGAAAAGGATTATAGCAAATGGATGTATAATGCAATTGGTGGCCACTATGCACAAATCCGTCGTAACATCGAAGAGATGGTTGCGTACGTCAAAGAGTCGGGTTCGGACTGTGTAGTATCTACCTACCACCTAATCACAAACAACAATAACATTGACGAGGAACTAGAGAAGTACAAGACCTTGGTTGATGAACTAGGCGTCAAGACCGAGATATGGAAGATGCATAACTGGTCTGGCGCTTGGGATATTGGTGATAACGCACGTAAAGGTAAGATCAAGACTTGTGGCCGACCATTCTCTCCGGATGTAGTAATCCGTGCCGGTGGTCTTGATAAGAAGACCGGTGCTGTACATCCATGTTGTCAGGTTCTTGGTCGAGATGAAGAGGCAGTTCTTGGTCACTGTTCCGAAGATAATATCGCAGACATCTTTTTTGGTGAAGAGTACGAGACTCTACGGGAACAACACCGAACCGGAGATTATCCAGATTTCTGTAAGAGTTGCGACTTCTTGATCGAAGACCCCGAAGTTCTGGTATATACGAATCACGAACGAGATTTGATGAAGATGCATGGCACAAACTTCACACTCAATGATTATCGTGACTAATTAATAGTTATAAATATAGTCAACTTATAACCGTTTTATCTCTGGCCAGAGAAATCGCACGTGCGGTATAAGGACAATACACTGCCTCCGAGGCAGACGAACGTTCAAGAATAACGAGGAAATAACAAATGTCAGATCTATACGTAGAAGTATTAGGCGACAAATTCTTAGTAGGAAGCTTCAAATCCGGTACAGACATGTTACAGAATATGTATGGCATGTACTTGTCTATGGAATTTGAACGTATCCAAAGTAATATCAATACAGCTGTTAATGGAACAGATTTGGGTTGGAATCGACTACATTCTACACATCTGGGGTTTTCAATTCTAGATGACCGCCACACAGTTGGATCTCTAGTCGGCGGTACTGTGCAAGGAACTGTTTCTACAAACGATATTATCCGTGTGAAAAGAGACTATAAAGATGTATTGGTTCATTGTTGGAGAGAACATTCTCCTGAAATGACTTGGGATGATTTCATCAAATCCTCTATGGGATACTCATTGGTACAAGCTTTCGAAACCAGTCAGAGAGTACTAACCTACAATGGCGTCATTAAATACGAAAACTTGGTAAACGACCCACAGAAAGTCTTGACTGCACTAGTTGATAAAATGTCACCACGTTGGGTTAACGGCACAAATGTTATTAAACAAACTACCGTGAATCTCAGAACTATCGAAAAGGTCATTGAAGGTTCGAAGATCCGAGAACTTCGTCAAAATCCAGATTCGATGTACTTAGAAAAAGTTGGCGTCTATGCTGAATGGATCACTCCAGAACAAGCAGAGCACGTAGATGCATTTGTAGCATCATTATAATTAGTTGGTCATGAATAAAGGCGGACGCAATGTCCGCTTTTTTTTATTATGAGGTACTATGAAAGCTTTCGTCATTACCATTAAAGGTCACGAAAAATCCGAACAGGTCGCTGATAGATGTATACAGACCGCAAAAGACTTCGGGTTAAATGTTGTTAAATTTGATGCGATAACTCCTGCCGATGACATAACGTCCATTTGCGCACGAGAAGTTATCCCAATGAATAGATTCGTTGGCCAATACTCCCGTCTAGAAAACTCCGTATCAGCTTTCCTATCCCACTACTCCTTATGGAAAAAGTGTTTTCAACAAAACGAACCGTTCATTATATTTGAACACGATGCGGTAGTGAACAATCCTATCCCCACAACATTACCAAAATATGTTGGAAACATAGGAAAACCTTCTTACGGAAAGTTTGTTACGCCTTCTAATGGGTGGGGAAAGTTGACATCCAAACCCTACTTCCCTGGCGCACACGCGTATATCGTAACTCCCCAAGGTGCTAAACTCCTGATCGATGCAGCACCATTCAATGCAATGACTACCGATATCTACCTATCACTATCACGATTCGACTGGTTGGAAGAATATTATCCTTGGTCGGCAGAAGCACAGGACACATTCACCACAATTCAAAATGTCACGGGGTGTCTCGCTAAACACAACTATGACTCGAACTATGACATAGAAGATGTTAGTTAACTAACAAATTATATTACTCAGGAAAAGTGTTAGTTAACTAACAAATTATATTACTCAGGAAAAGTGTTAGTTAACTAACAAATAAATAAATGTTAGTTAACTAACAAATTATATTACTCAGGAAAAATGATGAAAGTTTTACATAATAACGTTTTAGTTACACAACAAAAAGACCAAGACACTACTACCGCAAGCGGTTTAATTATCAGTGGAGTTAAACCCACGGGGCATAAACCAGCCAAGGTGATTAGTATGAGTCTTGAAGTTGCTCAATTGATGACTATCTCAGCGGGTAGCACGGTATACTTCGATTGGAGTAAAGCCATGGCAGTAGAATTGGATGGCTTACAATGCGCCGTGATTGATTATGACGACATTAAGTTGATTGTCGACTGATGGTAACAGTATGTTGCGTTCTTTGGGGAGATAAGTTCTCTGAAGACTATGTCCGCAATCTGAAGGCTGGGGTTGAAAGAAACACTACGGTACGTCACAAGTTCGTGTGTCTAACTGATAGACATATAGATGGAGTGGACACTAAGTTTCTGAAACCCGGCCTTACTGGTTGGTGGAACAAGTTGCAATTATTTGATGGCGACATCTACGGTAGGATCGTCTACCTAGATCTAGATACATTGATAGTAAACAACATAGACTGGTTGTTGAACTACAACGGTGGATTCATGGGCATAGAGGATCTTGGTGCTGCGCGACAACCTTTATTGCGCGATAGACTGCAAAGTGGTGTCATGGCATGGAACTCCGACTCTATGGATTGGGTCTATAAAGAGTTCGTGTTTAAGAAGGACACCGCTGTTCGAGAGTTCCGAGGAGATGGCGAATATCTCAATTCGGTCATATCCAATCGCAATTTTCTACAACGCATATACCCAAACCAATTGAAGTCATATAAATACGATGTATATCCCGACAATATCGGAAACGTTTCGATAATATGTTTCCACGGGAGACCGAGTATAATACAATCTATGTCAGAGTCTATTACCACCCCCGTGCGCACATACGAAGCACAGGAATGGGTTAAAAACTACTGGCGACAATAGGAGAGATGTGATGTTGAGTGGTGTTTTAGGTTCCTTAATTGGATTTGGTGGTGCAATCGTCCCCGCGATAACCGACCATTTCAAATCAAAACAAAATCAAGAATTTGAATTAAAAAAGATGGAAAGAATGGCAGAACTCGCAGCTGCGGGTTATGACCATGAGATCAAAAAGTTCCAAGAGATGGGACTTCATGAAGAACAGAAGGCATTGCTTGCCCACGATACCGCTATCTCGGCGGGTACTGGATTTATGTCAGCTTTGCAAAAGTCGGTAAGACCCGTAATAACGTACGCATTCTTCTTACTTTTTGCCATCATCGAAATTACACTTCTGATGAATGCGTTAGAACAAGGGACTGACTTCAAGGCAGCTATCCAAATTTTATGGGATGAAGACACTAAGGCAATCTTTTCTGCAATCGTATCATTCTGGTTCGGTTCACGTGCAATCGAAAAATCAAGAGGTCTTGTCAAGTGATCGCTAAGAGGAGCCAACATTATGTCTACAAAGCTAAAATTCTTAGATGGGTTGACGGTGACACTGTTGACGTTGATATTGATCTTGGGTTCGGTATCATTTATTCTAATCAACGCGTTCGTTTATACGGCATCGATGCTCCTGAATCTCGTACCAAAGATCTCGAAGAAAAGACACTTGGTAAGAAAGCAAAGGCCTTTGCCGAAAAATACGCACCCGAAGGAAAAATAGTTACCTTACAGACACAGTTAGATTCTAAAGGAAAGTATGGTCGTATTCTAGGACTTATAATAATCGACGAAACTATCAACTTGAACTTGTTGATGGTATCCGAAGGTATAGCTAGGAAGTACGAGGAATGAAGCTAGGGATCATAATTTTCTTGACGGCGATCATCCTCGTCAGTTGTTCCGATAACAAGTCTACTATACCACAGACCCATAATGCCGAAAACCAAGACTTCATTGTCAATGTTATGACATTCGAATCCGAGTCGGCATTAAACAAATATATTGAAGAGAACAACTTAGAAACTCGTCAGGTGCAAGGTCTAGCTAGATGGCTCATCACTACGGAATCAAAGGTAGTTAAGAGATGTGATATATATGTCGTGAAACCAAAAAGTTCTAGGGACAACAGTACCTTCACCACTTGGGGACATGAATTGGTACATTGCATCTATGGGTCGTTCCATAAGGATTAAGTTATATGAGAGTAAACGTTTTAGGTAATGGCAGCCACGCGAATATGTTCGAACGTGGTACAGATGGATTGTTGTTGGTATGTAATATGCCTCCTATGGAACTAGACAAGGATGAAGTCTACGGTTCTTGTATGGTCGACTTCAAGATGATGCAGTCTTTGACCGAAGGGTCTGTACAATTAGATATGTATGATTGGATTCTAGGTACGCGTCCTCGCAAATGGATGGAGACTCACGGCGCTTTCTATATGAAGTACTCACAGAACATCAAAGGGTTTCATACACACATTCCAGTCTACGCTCAATTGCCTGGGCACACTCTCGCGCAGGCGGCGACGAACTATAGTTGCGGACACATGGCAGTAGACTATGCTTGTCGAGTCATGAAAGCGAAAGAAGTGCACTTGTATGGGTTCGACTCGATGTTCGATATGAATCTAGAGAGTTTCACCGATAACTTCCTGAAGAGCGATAGGAGCGCATTAAACACTCATCGCATGGCAAGTAATTGGAGACCTATCTGGGGTAAGTTTTTCCGAGAATTCGAACAGACCGAATTTTTCATACATCACAGTCACGAAAATTTAAAGTTTGTAAAACCGTCCAATGTTACAGTTGTGTTAGGATAAATTAAATGATAGATCGATTAAAAGAAGTGTGGTCAAATATTTGGCCCGAAATTAAAGAATTTGCAGTATATACCGCGTACGATTTCAAGAAAGTTTGGGAACTATACCCGAACGTTTTGTGCTGGTGCGCTATGGCAGGCATATTACTTTTCTGGATGTAAAAAAAGGGCACCGAAGTGCCCTATCCTTGTCGGGGATATTCGTTAGAATACTTTGACGGTTCTTTTCAAAACGTCCAATTCCTCTGGACTAGCGCCATTCTTTTTAATCTCAGAATCCCATAGTGAACGGTTAGACCATACAACGTCTAGGTCGACAGTCACACTCTTCTCAACGCCATTCTTCCACTTAGAAGGCATCGGCGCACCATAGTATAGGTCTACCAGTTCAAACCCCTCTGTACATAAGGGCGCAAACAACTGACGTACACGGTCTACCGAGAATGATACATTTCCGTCAACCTTCGGACATCCTAGGAAAACTACTGCGTCGAACTTCTCGACATTTTCGGCAGAGATTGCAAAATTATCTGAAGTCATGCCATGCTTGTACTGAGTTGTGGTAGCCAACGTTTTCAATCCAGCGGCCCTGTACATAGAGTGCATGAGACCACGGTGGTGTGTCTCGGGAGGACGACATACTGAAAAGGTTCCCTTATATCCCATCGCCTTATGAAGTAATGGAAGGAATTGGACTATAATGTTCTGGTCGGCTACAGAGTGGAGTTGATCACGCTCTTCGGGCATAATATCAATTACTCGACCAGCGAATTTATCCAACACCCAACTTGATTGTCCACTGTTGAAGTGGCCGACAAATAGGATATTTTGATACTCTCGGTGCTTTAAGAGGTTGAGTAACATGGGTACTCGGTTCACGGCCTCTTCTACGACATTGATATGATCATCGGCGTACTTCAAGTACATGCCGGCGTCACGAGTCTCTGTATTGATCTGTCCGCTCAATTTGCGAACAATGTGATCTTTCTCACTACCGAGTATAAATTGATAGAGCGATTGACCGTCATGTTTATGACGTAAAATTAGTTCTCGTTCTAGATTAAAAAACATTGGTTAGTTTCCCTTGTAAATATTTTGTATGTGGGTTTCAAATTCTTCAATCTTCTCAAGACGGTTGGGCCATAAGATATATTCCTTCTCAGGTTTGCTTTTAAGATTATTAAGCAATGGTTGTATGGCATTGTACAGGTTGTCTAGACGATCCTGTAGGTCAAATGAAGACTCGTTAATTGCCTCAGCTTCAGCTTTGATGTGTTGAACTGCTTCGAGTTCGTCCTCATCTACAAGCGTAAATCCAAAGTCGAATATAGTATTGTCCATATGATTAGTATTTATATAAAAAAAAGGTTGACACAGCAGGGGTTCTTTGATATAATCTATTATCCAAATAGGGGGGGATATATACCCAAAATTTGGTAGTCTATTAACATACATCTATTTAGACATTATAATACTTGAGGTTTTTGATATGATGCACGGTAATATGAGAACATATGCTTCAGGACGCAAGAAATCATATGACGCTTGGTCGACCAAGAAGAAGACTCCTCCTAAGTTCGAGCCATTGGAAGTGAAAGTAGAACCCTACCGAAGGGATACCATAGTTTATAAGTCTGTCGATAACGGTACTCTAAGTACCCATAGGAAGGAAAGAACAAACTATACCGGAACTCTGGTCAAGGGCATATCGACTATGCACAAGTCCAATGCGGTACCGATCATTGATTCTCAAGAAGCCATTGATCATGCGAATATGCGTCGATAATGTATAACAACACTATACCATATAACATAATGTTCTTAAAAAGCATGAATTAAGTGTTGCTTATTGTAGTTACCAGTGATATAATAGTTACCTAATTGATTGAGAGAGTATATATTATGAATGAAGTTGATAAGATGGTTGCCCTGATAGAGGCCAAAGGTGAGAGTCCTTCCTACACTGTAGGTTACCTAACGGGTATGATGAGAACACTAGCTAGAAAATATCCAGAAGTGATGGAAGAAGTCATCGCCACTGTTGATTGGATGGAGTCAGAAGCATAATGTATAGTATTCAAGGTCGTCACGCCAAACCAGAGATCGTTGAAGAGTACGTCGCCCGTCTTATGGGTGCGTTGAAGATTCACCGATTCACTTCGCGAATGGTCACTATCAAGTTCAAGACTCAACTTGATAACTCTGCGCAAGGTCTATGTGAAGGTGACGTGGACTATGCTGAAATCCAGATCGCTAGACGTGACCAGTCATTCCTAAAACAAATGCAGGCACTCGCTCATGAGATGGTTCACGCTCGCCAGTTCCTTCGCGGTGAGTTGACTGCTGTCGGTGTCTGGAAATGGAAAGGTCGTAACGCTGACAACTATGCTTACACCAACCAGCCATGGGAGAAAGAAGCGTATCGTCTAGAACGTGAACTCTTCCTCGATTGTTTCCCTTTTGAAATGATGGATTAATTACTTGACGTAGAGAGTAATTGTCGATGGATCGACTTTGGTCGGTATACAGTAAGCGCCCACCATATTGTTATGATGGACGTTCGTATGTTTTCCGTGTACTATAGCATGAGCATATTCTTGACACACATTAATGCTAGCGAAGTACATATCATTAGATACGATGACTCCCTTTAACATCACTGTCAGAACGAATGCGTGTATCATTGTGGCCAGATACTGTACATGAAAGAAATTAAAAGATATAGGAAGTACCCAAGAGCACCTATCATTGAAATGTTTATCGTGTTACTAATAAGATTCTTTCGTTTACGTTCCTGAGCATAGATCGTCTTTTCTCGTTGTTCGCGAATCTTTCTACGCATCTCGATAAGTTCTTGATAACCAGATGGGCCATATGCGTAAGTTAACAGACTTCTTAGTTCAGCTTCTTGTTGCTGAATCTTTTTCTCTTGGATGAGTGTGTTGAGAGCTTCTTCTTCTACTGATGTCCTATCTACCAATTTTCGAAATAGTGGAGGATTTAATGCTCTGCGTTTAGCTTCGTTGAAATCGGACACGGCTGAGTACCACTTGCCCATCTGGCCAAAGGTATCTTCCACGTCACGTCCCATAGCAACCATTTTTTGAACAGTCTTGAACGCAGATGTTGCCATAGCTACAGCTGTTATAGGGTCGATCATATTACACCTAGTTTTTTTTATTATTAGTGTATCTGATATTTATAATTTGAAAGGTCTGGTCTAAGAATATCAATTGAATGAATAGTGACTATTCATGAAATAAATGACGAATAGTATTGACTATTGCTTTAAACGCGAGTATAATAGGGACTTATTAGATAGAGGTGATATTATGTTTTATGTTATGACGATCAGTACCAATCTCCGCAAGGCTGGCCCTTACGTAACTAAGTTGCAAGCGTATGAAGCGCAAGATACTTTCCCGAATCCGAATTCGTTATGTGTCGCTCATGCTAAGATGGACACCATTGTCTATCATTCGAAGTTTGCTAGAGTCGGTGAAACTATTCGTTGGAGAACTGGATTGCAGACCCAAGAGGGTACTGTATCATTTATTCACCGTGACCTTCCGACTGCTTCTGAAAAAGTTAACGCTGACTTCTATATTATCCAAACTGAGAAAACTACTGTGTCACTAAACAGTAACGCGATGGAACATCTGGAGGTAGAGAACCTATCTACGGGAATTTGTTTCGCGGAAATGGTCGCGTAAATATCTGATGACCAACACTTCTCGGTTGGTCACGTTTACCGCTGGTGTTTTCAAAAGAAGTATTGTATAATGGTTGTACAAATTGAGATGAGAGAGTAATTGATTATGACTAGATTCAACAAAGAAGAATTCACTTGGGACGGTATGTACTTAATGTATCGTGGTGCTCACACTCAGAGCGTCAACATGGAAGTAGCAAGACCTGACTGTCACGCATCATGGCACGGTAAGCCACAACCAACTTTCATAGCGCGATTCAAGTACGGTTCTAAACCTTGGAAGTCGTGGGTCAACTATTTAGTTAAGACCACTACTGTTGAAGAGTATATCAGATTGAGTGAAGAATCCTCTCCGCTGGCAGCGATGGAAACTCTTGGTTTCAAACCACGTAAGAGGAGAGCATAATGTACGGTTCAGTTGGCGAGACAATTCAATGGGACACTCCTCGTGGTGTCCTTTCAGGTCAGATAGTGTTTGTTCATGAAGACATTGCGGGCGATGGTGTTGACTACTACGGTCTTCAAACAGGCCCTAACCCTATGGATAGACATTTTCTTGATAGTGACACGATGTCACAGATGAATGTGGTGAATCTCTCTGCGTGACTATTTTCTTTGTTTGGGTCACGTTTATGCCTTGTGTTTTCAAGAGAAGTGTGAGATAATGGTTGTACAAATTGAGATGAGGGTTGATTATGTCTGAAGTTACTTATGTTGTTCGATGTGCCAAAACCGATAAACCACTTGCTGGTTTCTTCACCCCATGTTATGATCGCCAAACGGCGTTCGTTTACCAACAGCAACTCGAAAGTTATGGGTATGAAAATACCTATGTTGTTGTCCGTAAAGAAAGTACCGAGGTAGCTGGTACGTACCAAGAGCGTGAAATCTTCAATACTGAGGTAACTGTGTAATGGATATGCCTATGACCGTTTATAAGAATAAGACTGAGAACACCATGACCTACTACTACAACCCCACGAAGGATGTGTTTGTTAACAAGATGGAGTTTCTATTGCTTAACGGTGATGTCGATTGTATTGTTGTTGACGATACTCTGACTGCCCAAGAAGTTGATGTAGTGTTCGGTGAAATCTACGGAGAAAAATATGAGTACGCTTAGTCTCGAAGAAGCGTGTCACTTTCTGTGGCGCGAAGAACTCACGAATTGGGGTGAGTATGACTACGTCCCGAACCACACATATATTAGTAAGGGTACCGACCTTGTTGGATTCGTGGCTCGCGGTACGGGCATTATTACGATGTTCAATACGCCCAAGAAGTCTTGGTCAGTGTCGCGACGCAAGTTCCGCAAGTTAAACCGAAAGGAAATAAAAGCGCATATTGATATGCAAAAATGTTCTAAGTAGTCTGTTGACTTTGTCGACAATTATGTTATAATGGTTACCTAATTGATTGAGAGAGAGAGATGATTATGAATTTTCCTACTGCGTTAAATGACTTCCGTGACTATGTTCATAGTTTCTATGGTAGAGATGGTATCTATGACCTCGGTTGTGGTATCCCTGATATCGAAGAAGCCATCATCCAGTACGCTGTGAGGTGTATGGACATTGCTGATCATTGGGGTGGCGGTGACTCTGTTGACCGTGAACGTGTTCGTGCGATCCTCGAAGACATGGGGTTCGAAGAGATCAAAAGGGCGGAGATCGGTAACCTAATGAATGACCTCGTTATGTTGATCGAGGCCAAAGAGTGTTACAATGAGACGTACTACAACAGTGAGTACCAAAGAATCACCACAAGCTTGCTGGGTTGCGCGAGACCTGATAATGTATAATTTAGATATTCGAGGTACTACCAGTCAAAAGTTGTTGGACTATGTTGGACGAGTATATAGTCACCTAGGATTGGACGAGTTCGAAGAGTGTTTGTTTGATGTAGATTTCAAACCTCGTTGTGATGGCGATGCCGGCGGTTACTGTAATGCTGACGATGGACAGGTTTTTGTTGAACTTGCGCGAAGTGACTCCGAAGGTAGAATACCTATGGAAGACCTGATGGTGAATATTGCTCACGAGATGGTTCACGCAAAACAAATGGCGTCTGGTCGTCTTATCAATAATGGATTCGTTTTGAGAACAAACGATGAGGGCGATACTTGTTTGACTACGAAGCAGACCTTTGATGGTGTTGAGTATGTCAGTGTCGCCTATAAAGACCATCCTTGGGAACACGAGGCGTACGGCACTGAACGCGAAATTTATTTAACATGTAAGTGATAACTGTATTGACAAGTAATTGAAACGTGTGGTATAATAGATACCTAATTGAGTTGATAGAGAATATATAATGAATATTTTTAGATTGCATGATGACCCTACAGTATCAGCTGAGATGATGTGTGATAAACACGTGGTCAAAATGGTTACCGAGTATGGCCAACTATTGTCTACTGCGCACCGTATACTTGATGGTGAACAGTATCTGGATCGCACTAAGAATGGCAGTAAGATTAAACGTTGGAGACTTGCAGGTGACGCACAAGAACGTCTCTTGTACAAGGCATCTCACGTGAATCACCCATCAAACATCTGGTGTCGTGAGAATGACAAGAACTATCGTTGGTTGTACAAACACTTTAAGGCCTGTGCGAAAGAGTATGAATATCGTTATGGACGTGTTCATAAGACCTATACAGATTTAGGTTCCATGTTGTGGTTCGCACCTAAGAATATCAAACTGACCGCATATGAGTCAGTGATGCCACAATGTATGCCGGACGAATGTAAGAAAGATAATGTCGTCGAAGGTTACCGTAACTACTACCGTACAGAGAAACAATACTTTGCAAAATGGACTAAACGTGAAACGCCAACTTGGTTTATATGTTCTTAGATTGATGCTGGTCTTTTGGTTAGCGTTTAGTGTGGACAATGATGATGATCTCTATGGTGTGTTGTCCAGCATCCGCAGACTCAATGAGTGTAAAATAATCTATAAGGAAGGTTCATTATGAATTTGATTGGTCAACAAGTACATAGTTACTATGGTACTAATCGACCCGAGGTTTCTGGCGTTATATATGGTCATAAAGGAACCAACATTGTTCTCATTCGTTGGGATGATGGTGAACGCGAAGAAATTAATGTACACTTAATTCATCACGTGGGGTATCGCAATTCTCATGGTTCGCAACACGGTGTATTTTTCAGCGAGGTTTTTCAATAATGGAAAAGATTGTTAAATTGAACTATGACCGTAAAGTTAGATACATCTTCGACAAGGATACGTTGGAATGTGAACGACTATGTGAAATTGTGATGGAACACTATGGTCAGTTCTTGAATCCCCCGCATGGATGGGATATGGCCGTCCATAGGTTGTTTATGAAAGAGTTACGGAGTTGTGGTCTATCTGTCGATGAGTTTATCTCGAAGGAATATCCCCAAGCGCAGAAAAGTGTAACGAAACCTAAAAAGAAGCCGCAGATAACTGTCGAGGAAGAGGTTCCTAAGAAGAAACCTGTACCGCCTAAAAAGGCTCCGGTAACGAAACCTACTACGGTCAAACGAAAGACGATCGGAGCTGCGCCGCCGAAGAAGAAGAAACCGACTATCAAGAAGAAAACAATCGTTAAAAAAGTTAAATAAATGCTTGACTATTGGTTCCATAACATGTATAATGGGGACTGTGATTTGGTGATGGGGTGGTGAGTTCGAAAACTGCTACTGACTGCTATGTTTCACTCCCCATCTGTTTTTTTATTATGAGGTATGTATGCACAAGTTTATAAGTTTGCAAGGTCACGTTACGGCCACCTATGATGAGTTAGTACAAGCATTGGGTGAACCTGATTATATGATTAGTGCCGAGGATGTGGAGGACAAGGTTACGACCGAGTGGTGTTTCAAGGGATACGACTGGGCCGGAGAAGAGATCTCCATTACTGTGTATGACTGGAAGAACTTGGATAATGGCATTGACTGCCGAAGTGGAGAACCCCACCGATGGCACATTGGCGGTACCATGAAGTGTGCGGTAGATGTTGTGCTTGGTCGTTTGGGACGTTGGGATAACTCTGGTGAATAGTGACTATTCATAAAATAAATGGCGAATAGTGTTGACTATATTTGAAATTGTGTTATAATAGTACCTGATTTGATTGACTACTGAGAGAATATGTTATGAATGATTTGATTGCTCGTTACGAAGAACAGGGTCTTACCCTTACTATGAACGAAGAGACTATGATCGCTCTTTGTCAACGTCCTGCTCCACGCGCCCGTCTTGGTGTCAAGAATGAGTTCCATGTCCGTTACCGTACTGTTGAACGTATGTTCGAAGCCTGCGCTGAGTTCATCGACAATCGCATTGCCGTTAAAAAGTATCGTGAAGATCAGAAGGTTGCTCAGAAAATCAAAGCGGTACAACTTGCTGCTGCTGTTAAAGTCGGTGACATCTTCGTTGACTCTTGGGGTTACGAACAGACTCAAGTTGATCTCTACCAAGTCGTCGCGAAACCTACTGCGAAGACTGTGATCGTTCGTGAGATTGCGTGTGAGACTGTCGAAGGTTCCGAAGGACATATGTGTCGCAATGTTCGCGCTGTTCCTAATGCCTTCGTCGGTGAAGAGATGAAGAAACGTCTGGACAACTACGGCGGTTTCAAGACTTCTTCTTACTCTTGCGCCCGTCCTACTACTGCGGAAGCAGTACACTACAACAGCTGGTACTACTAATTAATTAATTGAGAGAGAGAATATATATTATGTTTAAATTTGTTGCTAAACCAAAACTGACTAACCGTCTCGATGAACAAGAATTCGTTAACGAGAACCCAAAACTTGCCGCGATGGCTGCGGTAGAGTTTCTGAATGACTACAACAAGTTAGGAAAAAAGTTCGAAGACAAGAATGGACAATATGTCCCTGCTCTGAAAGGCGAAGACTGGGTCATGGTGGGCAAGTTATCTCTTCCCGAGGGACTGTACTTCCGTGATAACAACCTGAAAGGACTTTAATATGTTGACCCATAATGACAGTACTACTGAACTCCTTACGATCCTTCAAGAAGAGTGTGCTGAAGTTATTCAGATGGCGTCTAAACTAAAACGATTTGGTCAAGACCCTGATACTCTTGAACGGTTCGTTAAAGAACTCGGTGACCTTCAGTGTATGATTGACCTCTGCCAAGAATATGACCTCGTGTCTTTCGAAGAAATTGTAAAGTACTCGGACGAAAAACGAGAGAAACTTAAAATCTGGTCTAATGTAGTGGTGGGAGATTATGAAGATGCGTGATAAACCTAAGAATCCAGTTGCGAAGTATGCTCGGAAGTATAATGTTGCGGCGGTTCATGTTGACCGTAAGAAGGAATCTAAAAAAACTGGCAAATATTTCTTGACACGAGATAAGGAATGATGTATAATGAGTACCTCTAAAGCAATGAGATACGCGATGATTCGTCGCGCAGCAATGAATGTGCAGAAAGCACAACACAAATCGAAAGTAATCAAATCTAATTTGTTACTTGCGAAAGAAGTCGAAGCTATTGACCGCGAAGACTACAAGTCCAACATTAGTTGGCATGATACTGACAAATTCGTCAACTATCATTTTAATGATGTATACCAAGCTAACAACAAAGATGAGGAATGGAACTGATGGCTGAATTAACAAATCTGATCGACTTGGGTCGATATCCAAAGAATGAAGTAGAACTGATTGCGCGAGAGTTCTTGCGTATCGTATATATCGAGTCTCTTCAAGATTATGCAGAAGAAGTGCAGAAACGATCGAAAGATGAGTCTGATGATGGTAAGATGGTCAAGAATATGGAAACTGCTCTTTCCCATATCGAAAATGTCATTGTCATGCTCGATGGCAACGAAGACTTTTTGAAGTTTATCCACGCTGAGGGAAGTGATGCGGATGCTGAAGAGGAAGGTGAATATGACCGATTCTAAAACGTTCGAATATGATGCACTCATGGAAACGCTCAAGAGTAACATTCTAGAAGTGACTTTCACTAAGGTTAATGGCGAAACACGAGTTATGCCTTGTACCTTGGTCGCTAATTTGTTACCTGTTAGCGAACAACCTAAAGTGTTAGAGACTAAAGTCGATTCCTCTGTGACCGTCAATAAGTCTGTAATTCGCGCATACGCAATCGACAAGCAAGCATGGCGTTCTTTCAAAGTAGAGAATGTTCTGTCGGTTGGGGTAATTGGTGAGTAAAAAAGCAGAGAACGCTGCGAACTTCTTAGACAGAAAAGTCTTCTCTTTCGAGATAGAGGAATTTGTCTATAAACACAAGATGTCGTACATGGATACCATTGTACACTTGTGTGAAGTAAAGGGATTAGAGATCGAGGATATAAAAAAGTATCTTACTGTTTCGATACTTGATAACCTTGAATCTGAAGCTCGTTCTTTAAATTTTCTCCCAAAACTCAATACATTGGACGTATAAATAGTAGTGCCCTAGAGGCAATCACATACTATGCCCATTGAGGCAATCAATACAATTGTTTATATTTAAGTTAATAATAGGAAAATACTATGTCATTTGCAAATTTAAAGTCCAAATCAATGGACATCTCCAAACTCGTATCTGCTGCTCAAGAAGCATCTGGCGGCGGAAACACCAACGCGAACAAATACCAAGACGATCGTAAGTGGAAACCCACTGTCGACGACTCTGGCAACGGTTATGCCGTGATTCGTTTCCTGCCTGAAGTGCAAGGCAGCGACATCCCATTCGTTCGTTATTGGGATCATGCCTTTAAAGGCCCAACCGGTCAGTGGTACATCGAACGTTCATTGACTACACTGGGTCAGAACGACCCGTTAGGCGAACTAAACTCACGTCTGTGGAACTCTGGTATCGAAGAAGATAAAGAGACCGCACGTCGTCAGAAACGTCGCCTGCACTACGTCACTAACATTCTCGTGGTTAATGATCCTGCAAATCCTGCCAACAATGGCAAGGTAATGATTTACGAGTTCGGTAAGAAAATCTTTGATAAGATCATGGACATGATGCAACCAGAATTTCCTGGCGAGACACCGGTCAACGTATTCAATTTCTGGGAAGGTGCGGACTTCGAACTGAAGATTCGTAATGTTGCTGGATATCGAAACTACGACAAGTCTGACTTCAAATCACCATCACCTCTTTTGGGTGGCGATGATACTAAGTTGGAGTCGGTGTATAATTCAATGTATGATCTAAATGAATTCACTCAACCGAATTTCCCAAATGCATTTGACCCTAATTGGTTCAAGTCTTATGATGACCTGAAAGCTAAGTTGGATACAGTATTGGGTGTTGCTACTGGAAACGGTGCGACTCTAAAGAATGAAGCCCTCAGTCAATCAGCGGAAGCTGCTCCTGCACGTGAACGGTCTGAACCGACCATCGTATCTGCCCCCGCACCTTCAGCACCTGTTGCTGATGCATCTGATGATACTCTATCGTACTTTGCTCAGATGGCTGCAGAACAATAAACCGTCCTTCCATCCTCCTAGGTATGGCGTTTAGGGACTCTTCGGAGTCCCTTTTTTTATGTTCTGGTTCCCATCATAGGGTCGAACATATCCGCGACTAGGAGAGAACCTCCGCTATTATGAATGTTCGAACTGTTGTTAATATTATTGACCTTGGTCGAACTGTCTACTGCCATTGCTGTCATAGCCATAGCGGTCTTACTTTGTTCTTTTTGTGTCTCATTGAGTGTTTGACTACTGTTGTTGGGTGTTGATTTCTGTATGTCTTGAGACTTTTGGCCGCCTGTCGCTTCTGATATATCAGTCGCAGAAACCTTTGGTGCAGAAGATATGGCCGAAATCTTATTACCAATCTCTTCCATAGGAAGTCCTTTCAGACCAACCCCAAAATCCATCTCACTAATACCGTCGAACCAACCTTCTCCAAACTTTCCGCCTTTCCACATGGCGTCAAAGAGATTTATACTTCCCGCAATAGACTTGGCAAAGTTCTCCATCTGTTCATTGATATTATCCTGATCAACTTCGATGTCGTTAAGACCCTCAATCGAAGACGTTAAGTTGCTTATTGTTGTGGAAACTTCTTCGATACCCGAAAATTTACTCGCATCAATACCTTCTAACTTCTTCAAAGAACGTGCCGTTTTACTGAAGACATCTTCATCACCACGACTGAATAATGAACCTATCATATCCATGATAGAACTTAATCCGCTCGACCCAAATAATGCCAGCATTCCTCCAGCAATAGATTTCATTCCATCACCGACCACTAACATATTCGAACCGTCTAGTGAAGATAATGGGTTTAACCCTGCTGCAAGGTTGATCATCATTGTGGACATGCCTTCGCCTGTCACACCCGCTTTAGCTAAAATATCGCCTATACCAGCAATTGCGCCAAAGAATCCCGCCAGACCAACACCCAATACGGGAAGACCTGCGGCCGCAACGACAGCAAGAGGGGAAGCAGCTAGTGCAACAATAGCACCGAGAGCAATCATCGATTTGTCGTCAAATGCATTTAGTCCCGTCGCGAAGGATACCATCATGGTGGTGAGTCCGGTACCACTTATTTTCAAAAGCTCAGCGCCTTTATCGCCCAATGCAAGACCCGCAAAAAATCCACCCAAACCAGCACCGAAGAATGTCATCCTCGCGGCACCCGCTAGACTGCCAAACTTCGCTCCAATTGCAGCGGCTACACCCATCTTTATGAGTCCATCGGTGGGGGTTTCTGCAAATGCTTCACCAAGAGTGATCATGTTCTTCTTAGTGGACTGCATATCGGCACCAATCATTGCTTGCGCCGTATCACCTAATGATAGACCAGTAAAGAATGCTCCGATACCAAAACCTAACGCACCGAGTCCCGCCGCCATACCGGCGCCCTTGGCAGCAATACCAAGACCTCCAGCAAGAGCAGCTCCCATCATGCCGGGCTTTTTGTCGGCTTTGTCGGCCCTGGCGGGCCCGGCCGACGGGGCGGACTTGCCAGATGCCGCAGCTGCGGTTTGCGATTCTTTCTTAGCTTCGAGATCGTCTAGTTTACTTTGTTCATCCAGTATTTTTCGGGCGTTGAGAGATTCCGAGATTGTGCGAATATCGGTTTTTATATTAACGAGAGTTTCGTTACCGTTGCGGACGGCATCAGTTAGGTTTTTTATTGACATTGCTGTTAATATCCTTTTTGTCTAGACCTCTCGGTCTTTTCTTTTATATCATCAATCAACATAGTCAAATAAATCTCCCTCTCCCAAGGTAACATACTTTCCACATCATCTAAAGAATAATTGAAGTTATTCAGTAGTTGAAAGTTAACTTGATAGTAGTTAGCCAAAGTGTCATGCGAGAGGTTTACTAAAAAAAATCATCCATGCCTTTTAAGACTCTATTCGAAGTCTCCCCGCATGAAGTACATTTATAGTCTATGTTCTTTTGTACACTTGGTATGTTGTTAACAAAATCAGCCAGTTTCGTGAACTGATCGGGACTCATTGATTCAATAAAATTGATTATCTCTTCTCGTGACTCATCCTTTACCGAAAACCGTTCTTCTTCTGTCTGGATAGAGTCCATGCACATGATCAACAATTCGATAAGAGATTCTGTCACACTGGTGCCTTCGAGCATATTAGGGTTGTCTACCAACTCTTGGTATGTCGGGAACCGCATTTTCACACTTACATCTTTTGTAACTTTAATAAGAGTTGGTTTAATATCGCCTTCAACTTTTACATCCGAAAGGTCTACGTCAACTTCGTTGCTTTCAGAACAAGCTGAACACGGTAGTACGATCTTGGTACTTTCTCCTACCGACTTAACACGAATGTTGGTAAATACATAATCTACATCGAACGTAGATAGTTCATTTTCTAACGGTTGTTCTACACACGAATGTATAGTTTTAACGATTGCTCGTAACAGACCCTTTCTATCTTGAGTCTCTAAAGCAATCAATAAGTTTTTCTGTTCTTTCACTAAGAACGGACGAAATGTAACGGACTGTCCGGTCGAAGGTATTGTCAGAGCATAAGTTGGTGAGTCATTCAGTCTTGGTAAAGCCATTATCTATCCTATATTATATAATAATAATTAAATTAGTCCACCTAAGTTTAGTCCCAACAGACCACTTAATAATGAACGTTTATCTTCTGCTACTTTCCAGTCAGTGTATGAGAACTGAACTGTGAATTCTACTAAACCATCCGCTTCGTTTGTTAACTGTATAGCCTGAAACGTAGTTGGGAAGGCATCCAATAGTTCTACTGTATATATAGAAGACCCACCCAAGTCGAAATTGAGGTCGAAGGGCCCGATATCGAATCCAAACCTTGCTTGGGGTTTCATCAATTGATGGATCTTAATTGATTTGGCGTATCCATTTTCGCCTAATTTATACCCAACTTCCCCAACGTCCAATCCATCGGGCACGGTTTTAGTCTCTTTCTTTTCGCCGTCAGGCCCTTCGACCTTCTCACTTTCTTCGGCAGGAACTTCCTTTGTTTTCTTGGCGGTGAACTGATCACCTACCATCAACTGTCTCCAAGTATCAAAATACTTCTTGACGCCATAGTCATTCAATACATGGAACGTCATAGAGATATCGTCGACTAAATATCCACTGACAATCTTTTCGTTATGGATGCCGATAGCACGATCTAACGTGGTGATCTGTTTTCCTGGCATATCCACTGATTTACAGAGAACATTTAACGCACGTGATCCAGCTCCCTTCATTGGAGGTAGTGTGACCATATACTGATTGGCCATTGCAATACCGTTCTTCGATATTATTCGACCCTTTAGTTCTTCTATTGACGACATTTATTATTCACCTATCATTTTTTTAGAGTCTGCATAGACTTTCTTAGAGTTCGCCTTGCGGAACTGTGCCGTCGGGAGGAATGTGGCAATCTCCCACTCTGGTGCCGGTACTAATGCAAACTTACTTTTTACGTGTGAATTCAAATAGTGTTTGAGACACGGTTTGTAGTACTTGAATTTCGATGCACGAGCGAGTAACTCATAAGTCATTTTAAAACGTGTAGTATCGTTATACTTATTGTTAGTGGTAATCTCCAACAACCCATCTAACATCTTAGCGCGTAAGATAGGAGGTAGGTAGTGAAGGTTCAATCCTAGGAATCCGCCTTCTGCGGGCCCGACGACGACCACTAAAGGAAACGTATCGTAGTATGGCAACGTTTCTTTATGCTTAGGGTCGTAGAAGAACATGTACATACCACCGACGATCTCTCGACCCGTCACTTTCAACGGTTCTTCTTTCATCAATGCTTCGCGATTGATGCTGCGGAGATTCTTAACCTTACTTTGGAACCATGCGCGAGACTCTTTGGTGCGAGGTGTAATACCAGCACGAAATGCCTGTAGTTCTAATCGGTTAAATATGTTAGACATAATATTCCTGTTTATATGCGATCATTAAGACCGATCACTTCTATTTATACAGGAACTATTTCTTCTTCTTACGAAAGGGGGCTAGTTTTTTTAATGGTTTCTTGGCACGAATACTTTGAGTGGATTTGGGCATGATACCCATAGCGGTAAGTTCTTTCTCTGTCCATACTTCAAAATGATGTCCTCGACTGTCGGCATATTCTTTCGCGGCCTTCCATTTGGACTGGTTCTTTATGAAAGTGAGTCCTTCATTCAGAAGCGTTTGACGGGTCTTCCCCTGTTTACGTTCGGGCCGCAGGGTTTCTTTGTGAGGTTTGACTTCTACAATAACTATTCTTCCAGACTTATATTTGATTACAAAATCCGTAAAGTATCGGTGAAGTTTCTTATCAGTCTCGCATATATACGGTATTACTAACTCCTCGGACATCCACTGTTCTACTTCCGGATTAATATCACACCACTTCATGACATGACGTTCCCACATGCTTCGGTAGACCACATTCTCCACGTCGCCGGCATACTTGTGCGGATTTGTGGGTTTGTATCTTCCTTTATGAGTTCGCATTTGTACTACACGTATAAATAGAGTAATCATATTTATACTAAAGGTTATTCCCAATGTCAAATCGAGATGACGTGACAAAGACGGTAGAGTCGAAATCTACTGCTCAGCCAGCACCGGCAAATGTTATCAGTTTGTTACAATACCCACTAGAAGACCAATTGAAGAGTCAACAAAGACGATATGGCGCTCAGATATCTTTTCAACTTGTCCAGATAAAACCTGTTGAAGTTAAAGGCGGCGGCGGAGCACTTGCCGATGCGGTCAAGAAGGCTAGTACAACTGTTGATGAACAGGGTCTGGCGGCCGCAGCGGGAACTGCGCTTCAGGCAGCCGGTGAGTATATCGTCGATAAAGTATCGGAAGCAGCAAGTGGTGTCTACAACTACGTGGCGGGCACTTCTGATACTGCCGAAACAAAGTCCGAGGTTGCTGGAACACCAGCTCCCACCGAAGATACGTCTGATATTTCGGTACAGGATAGGGAAGAGACTCAATTAAATCAATATATCAAACTATACCTACCCGTAGCATTTACGGTAAACGATTCCTTAAACTATAGTGACACGGATTTAGGAACACTTGGCGCAACTGCATTGGGTGTTATGAACGCGGGTGGTAGTGCAACTAAGGCAATTTCTGCCGGTCTGACCGAGGGATTAAAATCTATCGGAGACTTTGCTTCGGGTGCAGCGACAGGGGATATGGCTAGAGTTGGTCTACTACGTGCAGCTAAGTTACCTGGCATACCCGAGGAACTTAGAGCAGCTACTTCTATTGCGGGTGCAGTGACACTTAACCCTAATACCCGTGCAATGTTCAAGGGTGTTGGCGCGAACAGAGAATTTACATTTCAGTTTAAGTTTTTGCCTAAGAGTAAGGACGAAGCTGAGATGGTCAAACAAATTATCAAGAAGTTTAGAACACACGCATACCCGATATCTATAAACGCAGGGGGTATTAGCGTCGGTTACAAATATCCAGAATTGTTTAATATATCCATTAAATACAATGGACGCAATATTGAAGGCGAAGATGGGGTTGACGTTGGTACTAAGATAAAGAACTGTTTTCTGAAAACAATATCTACCAACTATAACTCTTCGGCCATGTCATTCCATGCGGACGGTAATCCAACAGAAATTGATATGACCTTAACTTTCGTCGAAGAAAGAACTCTCACTAGGAAAGATATTGAGGAAGGTTTCTAATGTCATATTTCAAAAATTTCCCTAAAATATTCTACACGTTCGGCGATGGTAGTGAAAGTGTACTCACGCAGAATATAACTGCTTACGCTGAAGTCTTGGATGAAGTGAAATCGGCTGCATCATTCTATCAAGATTATTATATTAGAGATGGGGAGAGACCTGATCACGTAGCTACGGTATTATATGATAATCCGGAGTTACATTGGGTATTCTATTTGATGAACGATAAGATCCGTGAACGAGGGTGGCCACTAAAAAATAGTGAACTTGCTACTAAGATTTTAGAAGACTTTCCGAACATTACTTTAATTGCCGATGATCCTGAGTTATATAATAAATTTCAGGTCGGTCAATTTGTCGTAGGGTTCACGGCCGACCCTGATGAACCAACTGCCGCCGCGAAAATCATACACCGAGACCTTTCTCTGGGACAAATAATCATAGAAGTTTTCAATGGTTCTTTCACTAACGTCACACACGTGACCAGTCAGACCATTTCCGGTTATGAAACGATTGATCGGGTAACTGTAGTGAACGAGTATAATGCCCCACATCATTATGTTAATGCTGATGGTGAATGGGTGGACATAAATCCATTCGAAGGCCCTTCAGAATTCGACATTCCGGTTACTAATGCCGAACACTATATCTATGAAAATGATGCAATGCGTCAGATACAAGTGTTGCGACCAGCTAACGTTAATCAGGTTATCAAAGCATTCCGTGATGCGGTGAAAAGTCAATGAGTGGTGCATCACCAAGTGCGGTAGACCACGCTACCGATATTGCTTATAGAGTGATCTTGTCTTCGGGCAAGATATCTAAGCCTATCGACATTAGTGTAATGGTCACGGACATTGATATCTTTGAACATATAGAGAAACCCTATTTGACTGGGGTCGTTGGGTTTTTGGATTCGACTGATGTTCTCGGGTCTACCGATTTCGGCGGTGGAGAAAAATTAGAAATCACCTTGAGCTCTGACCAGATCGATGGTGCAACTATTGTCAAGACCTTCTACATTGATACTATAATGTCTAGTGTTAAGGGCAATGATAGTAATGAGTATATCATATTTCATATTATAGAAGACATTGGTTATGAATCGAATTTGCGCAATGTCAACAAGTCATATACTGGCAAAGCGTCAAAGATACTAGCATCTATATGTTCTGAATATTTTGAAAAGAAGAAGTGTTTGTCGACAGCGAATGATTCCCATGAAATGAAAGTCATTGTTCCTAATCTAACGCCACTAGATGCAATGTGTTGGATCAAAAACAAAACCACCACTGAAGATGGTTACCCGTTCTACTTGTTTTCTGCGCTTCAAGTTAAGGATTTGGTATTCATGGATCTAGAGTCCTTGATGAAAGCCGCTCCCTCGAACCGTAATGCTCCATTCACGTATGCTCAGGCTGATGTTGGTGATGTTGATATTGATCACTCGCAGAAACGTAGAACGATATTGAGTTATAGTTATTCCAAAACAGAAAATCTGTTCAATCTTATCGCTGCGGGTCATATTGGGGCTAGACATCAATTCTTCGACGTGACCGAAAACTATATGACTCCTATAAAGTTTGATGTAACGAAAGACGTTATCGGTAAACTAGAATCTAGCAACATCGTGAAAGATAAACCATTATATTCGAATGAATACCGATTGAGGGGAATATCTTTTAACGACATTGAAAGTCGAGTGACTTCACAGATTGGCGGAACTAGTGCTTATGAAAATCATAAGACGTTTTCAGAACGAGATACCGAAGGTATGTATCGGTTGGATGTTGCTGGACGTTCTATGTCAGCTTTGATAAAGAAGTCTCCACTGTCCTTTGTTGTAAACGGTATCGACTTCTTTAAGGAGGGTTCGCACAATACCCTCGGCAGAAAGTTGCGACTTAGATTCCTGAGTAATAGTGAAAATGAAGATAATCCTTTTGACACACAGAAGTCGGGGGACTATTTAATATTCTCTGCGAAACACTCAATTAAAAAAGAGGGGTATCATATCTCTCTAACGGGCGTTAAATTAGATAATGGTGAAGTGTAATGATACCAAATAGTTATATAGACTTTTACGGTGACCAAACTCGTTGGTTTATTGGTGAAGTAGTTGACAACTCAGAAGACCCTTTAAAGTTGGGTAGAGTTAAAGTCAAGGTGTTCGGTGTATATGATGATATCGATAAGGATGACCTACCTTGGGCCCAAATTGTAGTACCGGTCACTCAAGGTATACATGAAGGTAATGGACAGAACTTGGGTCTCCTCGTTGGTACGCAAGTGTTCGGTATATTCATGGACGGTAAGAGTTCACAACTGCCTATGGTAATTGGTACCGTGCCTAAAGAAGGCGACACCAACTCCAAGGCTGAAAAGAACTACCCATTCAACAAGGTCTACGAAACAGAGTCCGGACATTATAAAGAATATGATGATAAGTCTGGCGCTGAACGTATTAAAGAACATCATATGACGGGCACTTTCTATGAGATGCAAGCCGATGGATCTATTCTGACTCACATCACCAAAGACAACTACTCGGTAGTCCTCGGCGACGAAGACGTGCGTATCACGGGCAACGTGACAGTTAGTGTCGGTGGAAACGTAAACCTAGTTGCGGGTGGTACAGTCTCTATCAATGCAGCCAGTATTAAACTGAATTCATAATGGTGATACAACTGCCCGAGATCAAACTGGAACTTCCGTGTCCAGATTCGTTACTTCCTACCAAAGCGGAGTTGGTGCAGTTCTATAACGATATTGCTATGATACCTAGTAAGCTGAAGGCATACTTGGCATCGAATCCAGATTCCGACGAGGAACTGAAATTAAAGATAGAAGAAACCATCAAAAAAATAGAAGAGTTCATGGAACAACAAGAAGTTCTTCTATCCCCTTGGTGGCAAGGCGGTACGGTACGTAACTGGCAGAAGGAAGCCAATGATGCGTGGTCGGAACTGATTGACGAGTTTCATATATACGTTCCGGTAAAGATGCTTGAACTCATCGGCGAAGTGATACCGTTGAATTTTACAGTATCCGTGATGGGTATAGAAGTTGACCTGTTGACCATACTGGAGAAGGACGAACAAGAACGTCTCAAACTTGAAATCACCGAGAAGGTGGATCTTTATTATGCCATGATTCCCGAAGAATATCAATACTATAAAGGAGAGTTTGGCGTCGAGTGTGATGAGTGGAAGGGAAAACTCACTTGGTCATATTTTAAAAACGAGTTGGTGAAGTGGTGTACTAACCTACTACTCTCAGCCTTCGAAGAATTGATTGACGTATTCAAAGAAATATGGGACACCTTGGGTCTTCCTAGTCCACCTACTCTATTAGAGTTTGACGTAGAAACATGGATACGTGCGCAGATAGATCAGTTCAAACAAGAGGCCGAAGATTTCGCTAAAGATATTGAAGATAAGTTAACCCAACTCAAGGAAGATCTCGATTCTTTATCGGGAGATTCCCAAGGAGATAACGGGAACTTTATCAAGGAAGAGATAGCTAAACTAGAGAAAGAGTTTGCTGAGTTTAGTGTTGAAGGATACATCATCGAACAACTCAGAGAGGTATCGTTATTTGGTGTACCACTACTGGATATTATTGGGGGTGAGATTGAGACTAATGTGGAATGTCCGGAAGACCAGATAAACGAACTGGTACGTGCGGCCCGAGATTGGTTCGCACAATGGCAAAAAGAATTGATTAACGTGTGGATCAAGAAGATCGAATCATTTTTGAGTGCTATCGGGTTAGGTTCTGTGATGGAACCACTGACACTAACATTCTGTGACGTATTGGAGTTAATCGGGGTTCCAATGACAATAGATTTAAGCTTACCCGAATTAACTGTATAAATAGTCTATAAAGAGTTTGAGAGTCCAATGGCAAAAGCATTTTCTATAGAAGACGGTAACTTGATGAACGCTTCACTGGTGACTTCAGTGAAACGTCTGCATAGTGATATCGACTGTTCGTTCGAAGCAAAACCTTCTGGTGACATATACAAGAAGACAGATGCTGCAGCGGTAAAACAGGCAATCAAAAATCTTCTCATGACTAATAATGGAGAACGGCCCTTTCGATCTACATTCGGCGGCAATCTGCAAAGTTTATTATTTGCATTGGATACCGAACTTGATGAAAGTGATATCGCTCGCGCAATAAAACACGCAATAACGAAGTATGAGCCTCGTGCAATCGTTAATCGTGTTAACGTAAAAATGAATTCAAATTTCAATTCAGTTGATGTCACTGTAATATTTCAACTGGTAACTACATTAGAAACATTGTCACTGAATGTTACCGTAGCAAGGATAAGATAAATGACTATAAAAACTTCGGACTTGGATTTTAACAATATCAAGTCTAGTCTAAAAACAGCTCTGATGCAAAAACCAGAGTTTGCAGACTACAACTTTGAGGCGAGTGGATTATCCAATATACTAGATGTGTTGGCCTACAATACTCATATTAATGGGTTGACCGCTAATATGGCGATCAACGAGTCGTTTCTCGCATCTGCGCAATTACGATCGTCTGTGGTAAGTCACGCAGAGACTCTTGGGTACTATCCATCGTCAGCTACCGCTTCGACAGCTACTGTTAAGGTCACTGCAACAATTCCCAATGGCCCCGAGACTCTAGTCTTACCATCGAATTATGTGTTTACCGCAGACGTTGACGGTGTCAGTTATACATTCAGAACTCGTAGGGAATATACTGCATATAACGATAATGATACGTATGTGTTCCAATCGAGTGCAGGGTCTACCGACGTTATTGTAGTAGAAGGTAAACCTAGAGTTAAAACTTTTTATGTCGGCCCTACTACCGACACTCCGGTATATGTCATACCAGACGAAAACATGGACACTACGACTATGCTTGTCGAGGTCTATGACAATTTCACGACCATTGACCATGTAGTATACAGTAATATCAATAACGTGGCAACAATTAATTCAGAGTCTACCATATACATAGTGCGTGAATCATCTAACGGACAGTATGAATTATTCTTCAGTGATGGTAATGTATTGGGGAAGAATCCTGTTGCTGGTAATAAAATCGTAGTTCGATACATCTCTTCGGTCGGGGCAGTTGCCAATGGCGCATTAGGGTTTTCGACATCATCTCTCAATGGGGTCGCTCTTACAGTAGAGACCACATCGGAATCTTCGGGTGGTTCTCCTAAAGAAACCATTCAGTCCATAAAGATGAATGCGCCCCGAGCATTCTCGGCTCAACAACGTTTGGTGACCGCAGAAGATTATCGGGCATTGATAATGTCCAACTTCGGAGCATACCTTGACGACGCTGTATCTTGGGGCGGTAATGATAACATACCTCCACAATATGGCAAGGTCTTTGTATCACTTAATTTCAAGGACGGTTTGAGCCAACCAATCGTGGATCTAGTTAAAACATCTATTAAAAATGATTTGACTAACAATCTTTCTATTATGTCTATCGACACAGAATTTGTCGATCCCCAATATACTTATCTAGAACTCTTGACGAATTTTAACTTCGACCCTAGTCAGACAGATCTGTCCGCTGAATCTATCGAAGTTGAGATACAAAACACCATCGTCAATTATGCACGAACCAACTTAAATATGTTCGATTCGGTATTCCGTAGATCGAATCTACTCTCAATCATTGACAATATTAGTCCAGCTGTATTGAACTCTAAGATGACAGTTAAGGGTCAACAACGCATTGAACTAGATAAGATGTTGAGTGACTTACTCATTGCATCTGGCGGTACAGTAACAGAGTTGAACCAAGAATTCAAGGTGAACTTCCCATTTGCTCTCAGTCAACCAGACGATAGAGAACATGTTATCACAACGTCTATATTCAAATATAACGGTGTCAATTGTGTAATTAAGAATGAACTGGGTTCCACCAGACTACAAGTATTCGACCTAACTAATAACGTGCGGTTGACGAACGTCGGTTCATACAATGCATCAAAAGGAACCGTGAGCATTTTGGGTGTCAAGTTTAGTTCAACTTCAGATTACTCGGGAACTGCTATGAAAGTATCTGCGCTTCCTGCTAACCAAAGTACATTGCGACCTCTCAGAAATTATATCATTGACATTGATACAGACAAGTCTTTCACTAAGGCAATCATCGATTATCAGACAACTAGAAGTACATTATAATGTCGGAAGCAAGAGTAGATCAGCATAGAAGACACGTAGAATTAAATAAGGGCACAGTACAGAATCTGTTACCCGAATACTTTTTGGGCGAATACCCGAAACTAGTCGAATTCTTAGAAGCTTACTACGAATACTCAGAAGTCGACTCTGTAGATAGTTTTGTCAATCAGATACATGACCTATTCAAGATAAAAAGTATTACAAGTACGTCGTTGACGAATTTGGATAAGATCATCGCCGATATTGGCAATGGTCTCCAATCCTCTTCGTTCTTCCAACAGCCAAGACTTATGGCACGTCTCCTTGCTAACTTCTATCGTGCGAAGGGTACACAGATATCAGTAGAACAATTCTTTCGTGCATTCTTTAATGAATCAATTTCTATCGAGTATCCCAAGAGAAATATAATCATCGTGGGCGAATCTAAAATAGGTTTCGAGTCACAACGATATATTCAAGATGATAAGAGATATCAGATATTCTCTATTCTTTTGAAAACGGGTTTATCTAAAGTAGATTATGAATCACTGTACCTCTTGTTTGCTCACCCAGCTGGTTTCTACTTGTCCGCTGATGTGGTAACGGTCGGTACCGCCGAAGTAGGCCTTCGAGCGGGACTTCCTAACGATCCATTAGAGGTTGTTGCGACTGGTCTCCAAATAGAAGGTTTTGCTGAACCAATGATGTCCGCTTTCGGTTTCAATACATTGATTATGTCTGATCCGAGTGGAGACACAACCGGTAGTACCGAGACGCTCGACAGATATGCGGACGTGTCTTTGGATATACTTAATACCGAATTTGGAACTTTGGCTGGAGTGACCAATCAAGATTCCCCAACACTAGACGATGATACAATGGTATTATCAACTGAATATGAGACTATGGATGCGGTACGGGAGAGCCCAAACCCATCCACATAATAGTATATAAATAGACTAAAGAATTTAGGATTATTGAATAATGCCAAAACAAACATTATTTCTTGGTAATGCTGGTAACGATGGAACAGGTGATACCCTTCGTCAAGCAGGACAGAAAATCAACTACAACTTTGATGAGATCTATAGTCTTGTACTATTGGGTCTTTCGGGTAGTGGTGCGACTCTAGATTCTGGATGGCGAGACTTTGTCCTAAATGTGTTAGATTCGTCAGAATTTGTAAAATACGACCAAATGGTCACTGCGATAAGCACAGGCACTTTTGGTATTAATTCTCGTATAGATTCTATCGATGGTCAGTTGATTGTCGGTTCTCAGTGGTATGTCGATCTACAATCCTCTCTTCAGATAGAAGGTGGAGTCGATTCGTCATTCGTTCTTAATGCAGTAGCTGGTGCAGAACAACGACTAGAAACATTAATCGAACAAGACAGTAATGGGTTCACAATACTTTCACAATCCATTGACTCGGTCAGTACTAAATTAGACCTTATCGATGCAGCTCTTGGAGTACGTATCGGTGCAAACACTGCTGCGATCTCTACACTTTCCTCAAGCATCATCGATAGTGCAGGCATACTTGCTATACAAGCTTCCGCGATAGATTCTTTGGGAGCAGATTTGATTATCCTGAGAAATGTCGATTCGGATATCATACAAACTACCACTGTCAACGCGAATGCGATCAATGCGCTTAATCTTACCGTATACGATGATAGCACTGGTCTGTCATCTATAGCCAGTCGCGTTATCGCACTAGAGAATGGTATCACTGTAGATATTAACTCTGATACAATCGCAAGTATTCAAAGTGCGGTAGAAGAAAACATCGGTAGTCGAATTGATGTAAACAGCGATGGCATTATACTG